CATCGGCACCAACTTCTCCGCATTCCTAACACCCAACACCTCGATCATCTGACGATGTAGGAGCGGGAGGTTGTATAACTGCGGGGCTTGTTGAGCCAACTGCATCACGGCTTGGTACTGAACCACCTTCTGCGACATCGTTGCCGCGTTCGGATCAGATACCGGGATGACATCTACATCGTCGTAGTCAGCCTTCTTCGCACGGCGACTGCCAATCTCAGGCTCGTAGCTGTACTCCTCTGGCGTATAGTCTCGGATGATCGCAGCAAGTAGTTTGAACTCCTGCTTCATCGCGTAGTAGATGCGGGCTTGAACAGCCGACATCACCTTCAGAACGCGCTCCAAGATGGCTAGTGTGGTACCGACCGGCGCTTGGCTCGACATATCGCTGACTTTGAGATCCGACACCGCAGCGAAACGGCGTCCTTCTTCAACGATCTTATCGAGCATCAAAGCCAAAACTTGGCTCGGCTCTTTGTACGGCAAGGGGAGAATGTTGTCCCGCACCGCACCGCTCGGAATGTCTACGTCTCGCCACTCACCCGGAGCGATTGGAGTATCGTCTCCCTTAATTCGTAGTCCTCTAGATTTGAGTCCTCCGGGGAGATTACTGAGGGTTCCGGCGTCCACCAGTTGTCGAAGGAGGGACGTTGCAGCTTTACTGTGTCCCCCGATAAGGTGAATAAGGCCGAAGTAGTAAAATCCAAATCCGGGGATATATCCGTAATGGACAAAGTGCTGTCGTTTGGCTTTGAGTTCATCGTCTTCTCTCCAGTTCCTGCGAATTGCTAGAACTGTTCCCGTTCCCTTCTCAATCGTCACCACGTAGGGAAGAGCAATCCCGGTCTCGTGGTTCTCATCATCCACATCCGGATAACCCGGCAGATCAATGTTCACGTGCATCTCAAGCAACTGGAACCTATCGTCCATGCTTGCACTGAAGCCTTGATCCTCAGCCTTCTGCTTCTCCACCTCGTCCATGACGCGAACCGGTTCACCCAAGTCCACATCACGATAGAACCCAGCGTACTGAAGCTTGGCTAACTCATTCTTAGTCTTACGCATCCGGTGCGTAACACGCTCAGCCGTCTCAAGGTTCGCAGCACCGTAGGGCACCACGATATCTTCAGCCGGGATATACACCGCAGTCTGGCGACCCAACGACGGGTCAAAGTACACCTTCTTAAAGGCGTTACCCGCCAAGGCCATCGACAGCAGCATCCGCTCGTGTTCCGGGCGGTACTCCTTCATTACCTCGGTGAGTTGGAAATTCATGTCATCAACGACACGAACAGCAGACTCTTTCTTCTCTGCCGTTTCCTTGCCGATGATCTTCGCCTTGACCGGACCCATCGCCGGGAAGGTCTCCATGATCGTCTCGGACTGGAACTTAACGGCCGACTCCATCAAGAGCGGGTGGAACACGCCACACGCACCCGGCCACGGCTCCGTTCTATCCTCATATCTTATTCCGAGGATCTTCAAACCTTTAACGTAGGTATCTAGCCAATCTTTGCGGCTGGAGAGGTCTTGCTCGTACTGCCCGATCAATTCAGAAGCAAGGCTCTGAAGTTCGTTCTCGCCCATGTATTCGGCAAGGTTGGCATCGAACTCATCGGCACGAGGCTCGGCTTTAGACATCTCAATGACGGCACCATCCTCGTCAGAGAGTCCTTCGACCTCAATCTCGATCTCAATCGGCTCCATCTCAGCGGCAAGGACCGCGATACCTTGGGGAGCCTCCATCACACTTTTATCGACGGCCATCTAAGTTCTCCTAATAATATGCTTCACGACGATGGCTCTTAAACCATCGGGTCGGTTCCGGTTCGTCGGATGGAAGCTGAATAAAGCCCCCCTGTCTGAATCGAAGTAGGGCTAGGGTGGTGGCGTCCACCAAGTCGTCATGGGTACCGGAGGGGAAGTCGTTGCATTCCTCCACTACCTCCCAAGCCCAGCGTCGGTCAGGCACCCAGACTATACCGGAAGAGAATAGGTCAGTAACCGCATTAACTCTTGAAATCTTATCCTGTCCCTTACCGGGGGTGAACTCAGCAATCGGCACACCCATCCGCCGCATCTCCTGATACAGCGCCGCACCGTTGGACTTTTTCTCCACGATGAACGTGTCCGGGTTCCACTCCTTATATTGCTCAAGGACAAGGCTCTTTAGTTCCGGGAACTCCAGCCGCTCTTTGATCGCGTTCAGGAGGATGATGTTGTAGTTCTGGGTCTCCTCGTTCTTGAAGACCCCCCAAGTCAGCAGGGCGTTGTAGTCCGACCGGTTTGTTTTCTCTTGGGCAGCGTCGAGCGTCATAATAATGTGCTCGCACATCGGGGGATTCTCGCGGTCCCACACCTGCCACCACTCTCTTTTAATAAGAGCGCCTTCCTCGGATGTCGGCTGCTGCATGTACTGGGCTTGCCAGTACCGAACGTCCATACTGGCCTTTTTTGCCAGCAACTCGTCAATGCCCCAGAACTCAGGCCAAAGCGGTTTCTCGTTGAGGATGGCCGGGAACTCTACGACCTCCCACTGGTCTGCCCCTTCTTCGCGGGTCATGTGATCCACGATCTTCCCGGTCAAGTCCATCTTCGACCACCGGGTCATCACCACGATGATCGCGCCACCCGGCATTAGTCGCTGGACCGGGCCTGACTGGAACCATTCCCAAGCCGGTTCAAAAACGTCTGCGCGACCTTGTTTAGCTTCCTGTTCTGAGTGGGGATCATCAATAATGAACAGATCAGCGCCTCGACCAGCAAGAGCACCGCCAACACCGATAGCAAAATACTCGCCGTTAAAATTAGTACCCCATCGAGAAGCAGATTTAGAGTCGGCCTGAAGCTCCACGCTCGGGAAGATGTCACGATAGTTCTCCGCTCCCACCAAATTACGCACCCGACGACCGAAGTTCACCGCCAGATCCGCCGTGTGAGACGCCATGATGACCTTTTTGTGCGGATATTTCCCAAGGAACCACGCCGGGGCGAGGTAACTGATCATCTCCGACTTGCCATGACGCGGGGCGATGTTGACGATCACCCTTTTCTTCACGCCGTTGGCAATTTCTTCAAAAATTCGCGCCAATTTCCGGTGGTGAGGGCCGACTTTATAGCCGGGGTACACGTGATTGATGAAATCGAGGAAGGAATCCTTCCCTTTTGCCTGCGTTAGCTGGTTCTGGTACGTCTTAAGTAGCTCTGCAACGCGCCGTTTCTCCTTGTCCGGCATTTTTGGCAGGGCAAGTTTGAGTTTGTTGATGTTTTCTTGGGTCAGCTGCACGATTTTTAGTCTTTTAGCAGGTCACGGATGCCTTGCGTCTCCGGTCCCCACAGACCAATCGGACATCTTTGACCTTTTAGCCGTGTTTTAGCTGCGATGATGCAGCCGCAACGCTTACAAATCCCCATTTTGTTGTGTTCACAAGGATCGCAGTGAGCACGGCGGTCCTCAATCGTCCTTTCTCTAGCCAACAGAGACATTCTTTACCCCACTTTCTTCGTCAATAACCTTGTACTCGATGCCTTCCAAGACCGAGAGAAGCTCTTTCTCGACTTCTTCAATCGGCTTAATAATATGCGTGGTCTCGCTACGCTTCTTAAAGGCATCAATCCCGTCCACCTCTCCTAATTTAGAGAGGGCTTGGATGCGGGTCTTGCTGCTATCGGCGTGTTCTACCTCGTAGACCAGCTTGTTTACGACGTACAGCTTCAACTCAGACAGGTCATCCACGATAGCGCAGTTGCTCTGCGCGACTAATCCGGCCAAGAACGCCATCGTCTCGTTCGGGTACTTGCTGTAATCAATGCGGGTCTTCGGATTAGCGAGGTGGGCAGTGGCGATTTCTTTCGCTGCCGTGATGTCATTCTCGTCTGGGCAGAGCGGGGTGCCGGTTAAGTCAGATATGAGTTTGATGGTTCTTGCCCTCATCTCGATCTCAGCCTCGGGAGTCAACTCCGGCAAGGCTTCGGCCGCGTTTGCGGGGAGAGCGATGTTCTCTTCAATCTCTGGGATAAGAAGGTCTTGCATGTTTTTTGCGGGGGGCTAAGTCCCGGATCAACACTATATAGCAGAAAATAAAACGCATGGTACCAAAAAGACAACCGGGGGTGTTTTATAGGCGAGGGGGTGGGGGTCAAGTTTGGTAAAAAACGTAATTAATGATGTAGATAGAGGCGATTTTCTAAAGCCGGCTTTTGAAATGAGTGGTGTCGTTTGTGAGTATTCAAGTGTAGAGGTGGGACAGGGGGACCCATTTACAGATCGGGGTCATGGGGTATGGGTGGGGTCTGACTCTGCCCGATTTCGCCCGCGCCGCGCCCGGCCGGGAGCGTATTAAGTAATACGCAGTCGCAAAAATACCACGAAAAAAGTTAAGAATTGACGGAACTACCCGCTCCCAAATCGGTCTAACTATATGTAACCGGCGCAATATCGCGCCGCTAACCAAAGGTAGCAAAACATGAATCTCGATCTCTATCGCGTCATTCTTGCCGATCTAGAAACCGTCGCTCAGGGCGGTATCACTCAGGCTGAGGCCTTTGCCAATCTCCGGGATTCTGTCCCGGCCATTTTCCCGGCTGAGCCGACTCAGGCTGAGATCAAAGCCGTGACCGATTCGCCTGAGTGGAAAGCCTTTGACGGTCAAGCGCGCAAGATTTTTGCCAAGGCCTATTTCAGCGCGCCGCGCATGGTAAGACTATCGGACGACAAAAAAGCCGCCGCCGTTCAAGTGGATAACACAACCCATCGTGAAGAATTCATTCTCGACACGTGGAGTGAGGACAACAAGGCTTCGAAATCCTACAGCCCGATTCGCGCCAAGATTCGCAAGGCCGCGCAGGATTACGTTCGCGTCGCATTCCGTCAAAACGTCACCATGCTGATCCCGGCTGCAATCGACGCGCCCGAAAAGGCCGACACCGCGACCGACGAAAAATTGCCCGACCCGACTGGCACACTCGCGCTCGTGACTCAGGCTCTCCAGATACTCTCAGAAAAGAAACCAGACGGAGCCTTGGCACTCTTGAACGGTCTCGATTCTCTGGTCAAGTATGCCCGGCCTTACGTCGCTGAGGGCAAGGCGATACCCGCCAAGGGCTGAGCGTATTAAGTAATACGCGACCTGCCCACCCTGCCCGGCGCAAGCCGGGCGGGGTTTTGTCGTACCTAGCCCCGGCGCGGCCGACCCCGTTCGGTCTCGCTCCGCGAGACCAGTTATTCCGAGCGAAGCCAGTTCTTGATGCGAGACCAGTTCCTACTGGTCGATGCCAGTTCTGTCTGGGCGAGGGCGGGAAGGTCGGATTTTGTCCGTCGCGCCTTGCTACGCAAGGCTACACGTAGAATTTTTAGGTGTCAAACTTTTTTGTTCCAAGCGCAAAACTAAGTTTGTTCCAAAACGCGAAAAGGCTTGGAACAAGATTTTACTTTGCAAAACAATGGGTTAGCCCTGTTTGTTCCAATGTTCCAATGTTCCAAGAGATAGGCTAAACCTTTGGAGGCATGAGGGGGGACACGCAGCGTCATTTAAGAAAAAATAAAATGAAGTCCCCCCATAAATTTTTACCCGGCAGACTCTTTCCACTTCATTATTTCTGGAACATTGGAACAAATGCCCTATCTATCTATCTTTATAAAAATTACTACTACTACTACTCTTTAAAAATCAATTACTTACACGCACCCCATTTTTCCAAAACCCCCAAAATCTTGAAGAATAATCCCAATCTTCATTTTGGAACATTTGGAACAAATGGAACAGATTATTTCATTAGCGCAACAACAGCGTATTACCGTAATACGGCCGTATTATCTAATACGGTCTTAGCCCACAAAACCTGCGGGATACACACTTTTTACCCCACAGCACCCACAACTATTTCACCAAAAACATCAAAAATCGGTGAAACATAGGGAACTAATCCCGTTTTGACTTGTCTAACTATATAGGACGGATAAAAACACACGGCGCAAGCCAAGCGTATTAAGTAATACGCAGTTTCGATCCCTCCACGATCCTACAAGCCGCAAGCCGGTAGTAGGCGAAGGCGCGGTGGACAGAGCCGCGACGTACCGATGGCAAGGTACGGTGTCCCCATATCAAGGGCGACGAGTGGGCATGACTCGGGGATGTACTCCCTCAATGCCATAGGAGCGCACGGCGACAAGTCGGGCGGCAAAGGTGGTCGTAAAAGAGGACTAACGGGAACAGCGTATTAACTAATACGCGCCAAGTCTGATCACCTAGGTCGTTCTAGGCCAAACGTTCCACAGCCGATACGGGTAGGCAATGTATACCCGGCAGCGTTAAGGGCATGAGGCGAGAGCGTATTAACTAATACGCAAGGCAAGGTGGACACAACCACTAAGCCGAAGCCGCCCTGAGTATCTGCCTACAAAGTTGTAAGCCGCGAAGAGCGAGTGAGCAACCTAGCGGTGATTGTCGGGTTCGTTTTGCGGAGCTTTCAGTCATCGCGTGGTTGTTTATTTTATTAGGCGAGAGATTTACGACGAGAAATCCTTACTGGTGAGCAGCCAAGATTGGGATTATGAGATCAGGTTTTACTTTATTTGGTGATGCGTGAGTGGGAAAAAATACCCCTTGGTGAGCATCAAGATTGGGATTATTCAGGAGGTAGCAAATGATCCGTAAAGACTACAAATGGCCTAGCACAGGCCGCCGTCGCCGCGAGGCAAAGGTTAAGAAGTTTTCAGAGGCGTTTCTATTCGCAGCGTGTCTGAATCTGGTGGGGGTGTCCCTCGCCGTCCTAGTGCCACAAGGTATGTGGGTTTATCTGTTTGCCTTTGCCGTTGGGGTGACGGGCGTAAGCGTGATGGTGATGAACTTCTTTAAAGAGTGAGTGTCGAACTATGTGGTGCGTAGCGTGTCGAATAGAAAAGGTCGCAGCCAAGCGCGTCGAGGTGGGATTCATTACCTGCCTACGCTGTGGCGAGGCAGATGCGAAGAAAGTGAAGTGGTGCGTGACGATCACAGCGCACAAGGGTGCATACGGTGTCGTGCGTGATAAGGCGATGCTGAAACAACTAAACAAGTACGCGAAAGCGTGAGCGTATTAATTAATACGGAGGTGCGAGGTATGAGCATTGAAAACATGAGCCGCGACGAATTGATCGAGGCGATTGTGGAGCAACAGATTCATACGTTTATGAGCGGCCAGAATCTGTCGGAGTTGCGCCACATCTTGCTGTACGGATACGGATACAGAACATTTTCACTGCACGGTGACAACGAGTGGACAACTGAACAGTTGCGTGAATACGCGAAAGACTTGGGGGTGTGAGATGAGCGTGGTTAATTATGTTTATGTTTTGTTGCGGGTGAACGATGAGGGTGATGGCTATGACGTTGATTACCCCATCGAAGCCGTGTTTCGCAACATGGAGGACGCGCACCAATATCGGGATGACTTGATCAAGCAGATGCGCGAGGACGAGGATATCGAAGACTATCTGGACGATGACGAGGTGTTTGAGATCGTGAGCCGTCCATTGGTGAATGCACTCGGTGAGGAGATTTAAATATGAGCGTAATTTTAGACATCGTAGAAGAACAGCGACGGAAAGAACGTGTCGCAGTCGGTCGGATCTGTGGGTGCAAGTCGTGCATCTGCTGTGAAGAGTTGGCACGAGACACGGCGATGAACAAAGCCGTAAACAAAGCACTGAAGCGTCTCGACGAGACTAAAGATTGGTACGTGTTCGATCCAACTAAGGATGAGCCGGTCAAGTGGCGTGAGCCGACAGAGTATTAATTAATACGGAGGACGTAGCGATGGGCAAGAAGTATTTTGTGATGCTTGAGTTAGATGTGCGTGATGGTACTAACCCCCGCAAGTGGGATTGGGATGACTTGATCGACTCATCTGGCGAAGAGGTAATTGTTAAGCACGTTGTATGCGAAGAGGTGTATGCGGAATATGAGAACCCTGAACACAGTTGAGGATGTGTCAGCAGAACTGCAAACATCCGAAGAAAACTTGAAGCGACTACGGAACTTATTGGAGAAAACCGAGTCTAATATATTTACGGAGAATGCTTACATTCGTTTCTTGAAGTACAGATTGAAAGAGTTACAGCGTAATACCGTATTACCTAATACGGGCAATTAAAACCAAATCAACGAGGTAGCAACATGACAGACAATCTTTTAACCAAGCCGAACCACATCATTTCGCTCGCATCGTCGTGCGTTCTGGTGTCGGTCGAGTCGCACGTATGGAATGCGACGGTGCAGGATAAGCAGATCAGCAACGAGGTGACTGCGGCTAAGAAGGCAAGCAGCGACAGCGGCAAGTTTGTGAAACATCTTCTTGCCAAGAACCCCGAACACAAGGCGGTGCTGAACTATCGCCAGACAATCTATAACTGGGTGCAGCGAAGCACGTATGACTGGGCGGGATCGCAACGCCTACTGCCCGTGATCAATCTGGCTAAGTTCCACAAGGAGTATGCCGATCACGAGGCAGAGTTTTCCCGGTTGGTCGATGACTTTCTGGACAAGTACCCGGCTATCGTGAGCAACATGGCGTTCGTGCAGGGCGATATGTTCGACCGCAACGAGTACCCCGATGTGTCGGAGTTGAAGCGCAAGTTTTCGGTGGATCTGATTCAGTCCGAGGTTCCGACGGGTGACTTCCGCTGCACTATCGCCCAAGACTTACTCGACGATATGAGTACGCACTACAACAGGCAAGCCAAGCGTATGGTCGAGCAGATACTGGCGAAGCAGTCCGAGCAGTTGGTCGATGTGATGAAGTCGATCAGTTATTGCTGCGAGATCGAGACCACGATTGATGGCAACGGCGAGGTCAAGGTGCGTCGTAGAAAACTGTATGACTCCACGTTGGATCGTGCCCGCGAGCTTTGCGATACGTTTCGTGAATTTAATCTTGTGTCAGACCCTAAGCTCGAAGAGGCACGAGCGTCATTAGAAGTGTTGTTAAGTGGGATCGAGATCGAGAAGTTACGGAACTCTGACACGCAGCGCGTGGTCATCAAGGAAGGCATCGACGATATCCTGTCGAAGTTTGGTGTGGCAATTTAACGTATTAACCAATACGCAACGAGGTAGCAGACATGAGTAGCAAGACAATCAATTTCAATACTCCGGTGGAACTGAACGATGTTCCGAACCTGATCGCAACGATTGGCACGATTCGCACAATCTTGCTGCGTGGTGAGCCGGGTATCGGCAAGTCCACGGTGTTGACGAACCTTGAGTCGGTCATGGGTAATGGCTATGACTATATCTACGGAGACTGTCCGGTGTTGGATGTGTCCGACGTAGTGATGCGGATACCGAACCACGAGACTAAAACGTTGGAGTCTTACGTGTCGGAGTTGTTCAAGTTGGACAGCCCGAAGCCGAAGATCATCATGCTCGACGAGGTGACGAAGGCCAACAAGTTGCTTCAGGTTATCTTTACTCGCCTGATGCTTGAACGTACGGTCGGTGATGTGAAACTGCCAGCGGGTAGCATCGTGTTCGCAACAGGTAATAATTCATCTGATGGTGTGGGCGATACGATCTCAGCGCACGTGTTGAATCGCTTGTGTGTGATCAATGTACGCAAGCCAAACGCCCGGCGTTGGGGTGTGTGGGCAACGGATAATGGGGTCTCCCGTCAGGTTCGTGCATGGGTAGCGATGCACTCTAACTGTCTTGCGTCGTATCTCGACGGTGGGCAGGACAACAATCCGTTCATCTTCAATCCGACGAAGCCGATCACATCGTTCGTCACGCCCCGGTCATTGGTCGGTGCGGATAGCGTCGTCAAGAATGCTAACAAACTAGGTTCGTACGTGACTCAGGCAGCCTTGGCCGGTCTGTGTGGCGGCGCGTTCGCTGAATCTATCGCAGCGTTCATGTCGATGGAGAAGGAGTTGGTGTCGGTCAGTGACATCATTGCCAATCCGCAGACGATCCAGATTCCTGAGAAACCGGCGGCGTTGTTTATGACGATGTTTAACGCAGTCGATACTATCGAGACGCAAGATGATCTGTCGGCGTTCATGACTTTCGTGAAACGTATTCCATCCGATGAGGTCAAGACTTGCTTCTACTCGATGGCGTATGAGTCCAAGCGCACAGCCAAACTGGCACGTAACAACAACGAGTTGCGTGAGTGGGGTGCGATCAATCTTCCGTTACTGATGTGAGGTGTCAGATGGAAATATTTATAACGAGGCGTGAGGTGTATGGCACAGAACGGTTTTATCCAGACTGTCCGAAGGCCGCACTGTTAGCGAGACTTGCACATCGTCAGACGTTCAGTCGGCGTGAGTTGCAGTTGGTTAAGGAACTTGGCTACAAGATCGTGGTCAAACAGGAAGAGGTGGCAATATGAATGCTGTTATGCGTGAAGTAGATATGGAAACGCGGTTGAAGAAGGCGAACATCAAACTGATTCGTCATCCTGAGACTTGCTTGTATGGTGGTGTCATCCTGATGGGTGAGACTTCTCTTATTGATGACGAGCGCAAGTGTCCGACAGCGTACACCGATGGGTTCAACAAGCGATACGGCAGAAAGTTTTTGGAGAAGTTGACCGACGAAGAGATTGCCGGTGTCGTGTTGCACGAGACTTTGCACGTGATGCTCAAGCACATTCCCCGACATCGTGACTTGATGAAGGAGAACGGTAGGCTTGCCAACATTGCGATGGACTACGTGGTGAATGACATCATCGTAGAGGTCTACAAGAAAGATCCGAAGTTGCTGAAACTTCCCGAGGATTGCTTCTACGATTCGATGTTCCACGGGTGGTCGGTGCGTCGTGTGTATGAGTATCTGAAGAAGGAACAGAAGGAGAACAAGGACGGCAAGCGTCCCCAAGAATCCTTTGACTCACATGACGAGTCGGCTATCGGTGAGATGGAGCCGGGTGAGATCGAGGAGGTCAGCCGTCAGATCGACGAAGCGATTCATCAGGGTGGGATGTTGGCCGGTCGGTTCGGTGCGAAGATCCCCCGTGTCATCCAGAATATGATGGAGCCAGACATCGACTGGCGCGAGGTGTTGCAGGACTTCTGGACGGCGAACGTCCGAGGCAAGGACGAGATGACATGGCGACGGTTCAACAAGAGCCGTGTGGCCGATGGGTATTACTTGCCTAGCACTGTGACCGAGACTATCGGTGAAGTTATTCTGGCTATTGATACGTCCGGTTCGATTGATAACGACGACATCGCCAAGGTCGCAGCGCGTGTTCAAGAGTTGTGCGATACGTTACCCCCTGAGCGTATCCGTGTGTTGTGGTGGGACACCGAGGTGCATGGTGAGCAGGTGTTTGAGGGCGATTACAACAACCTGTCATCCATGTTCAAGCCGATGGGCGGAGGTGGCACGAAGGTTAGTTGCGTGAGCAAATACATCACCAACAATAACCTGAACGCAGACTGCATGATCGTGTTCACGGATGGCTACGTGGAGAGCGACATCACGTGGACTACGCATATCCCCCCGGTGTGGATCATTAAGGAAGACGGCAAGGAAACTTTTGACCCGCCCCGAGGTCAGAAGGTTGTGATGAAGGCGTGAGCGTATTAATTAATACTGAAGAGGTGTGAGATGGACGAGCAAGAGCAACTAAAGCGGCATATTCATCTGCTGTTCGATCATTACCTGATATGGGTAAAGGATCGGAATACCTACGTCATCAACGGTGGACAGAAGGGTGCAGAAGAATTTGAGGCAAAGGTAAACGAGTTGATACGCAAGGTAGTTGAATCGCAGCGAGATAAGGAGGCGTGATATGAAAGTGACATTCGTAATCCATGACCACACACAAGGCGAGACTATCTTACGTCACGGTTGGGTGGAGGGTAATAAACCTAACGAAGAAGATTGGAAACGCGCAGAAGAGGACGCACAAAAAAGCGTTGCAGATAGGACAGTTGCAGGTAGGACAAACGAGGGGAAGTGGGAGTGGTGCAAAGCAAACGGTCTCAACTACTTTCCGGTTCTTTACGTGTTGAAGGGTTGGGTAGAGGTAATAAATCGTGATCCAGTTAAATCACAGGAGGCCGCATGAGCGACGAAGAGTTAGTACGACAGGTACACCATGAAGTTAAGCGGGTATATCACTCTGCATTCCGGCATGGTTTCTTTAGTTGTCTAGTTGGTGTGTTACTTTTCTATACATTCTTTTAACCGAGGAGTACTCAAGTGGGTAGGACTAAACAAGCATTCAACGTCAACGAGTTGTTTCTGGCAGGGCAGTGCGACAGCGATACGCGCATGAAACTAGTACGGTCGCCCCTGTTCGGCATCGTGACAAATATGTACAACCGAGCGCGTAGCCTTGGCAGGGAGATCCGTGTCGGGTTTGTCAGCACGCACTCTTTTGTTGGACACGGCAACAGCATGGTCGATGTCGTCAAAGAAGTTAATGTCGTAACTCCGCAGGGCGTGTCTGTTGCCATGATCATTAACAATTCCCCGTCGTACAACCATATCGGCGTGGGTATCTACGGGTCGCACGTGGAGGATGCCCCCTGCCGTGCCTTAACAAGTTCTAATCCGAAGTACATCCAGAGCAAGTTTTCGCTCAAGTCGGATCATGACGTAGCCAATTCGTTTGATCGGGCGGTCGCGGGTGCATACGAGTTTTTCGATGTCCGTGTACGTGGGATGCTCGATGATCTGGTAGATAATCTGTACGGGGAGCGCACTGTCCGAGCGCCATGCGTAGATGCGTCTCGCCTAGGAAATGATCTAGCGACATTCTTACTGAAACTGTACGCAGGTGAACGCACACTAGCCGAGATGCCGTCAGATATTAGAATAACTGCCGATGCCCACGTGAAGATGTACAAGGAGCAACGTCAGAAGTTTGACAGAGCGATTGCCGAGGCCAAAGAGTTCATGGATGGTGAGAAGTGGTTCTACGTGGATAACATGAACAAGGGTGTCATTCTGGGTACGGTCAAGCCCGAGCCTTGCCACAAAGCATTAGACGTTTACTCAGAGTCTGGTCTACCGTATACGGGTTCATACGAGTACGTTCTCACCAAGGCTAACTTCCAGTGGTATCCGTCGTTTAATGCTATACCTGAAGATACCCGCAAGCAGTTGGAGTTCTCGATGGTGATGCTCAAGACTCACCGTAATACCCACGAGATGCTGCCGCAGAATACGAGCGGGGCGAAGTTCTGGTTGGAGATGGGGTGTTACTCTGAGACATCATGGAACGGCAACGGAGCAAGTGTTCATGTCCTTAGTAAGTAAAGGAAAGATTGAAGAGGTAGCCGAGGAAGCGTTGGAAAGATTACTTTTCAATGCCTACGCCGCAGGACTAAGACCTGTACCTGTAAAGGGGGAGGACTCAACGTACGTATACATGAGACGTTTTACTGATGTGGGAGAGTTTCACATACGAGTGAGCGATAACCTTGTGCGTGTGTTTACGCTCAAGACAATGCCGATGAAGTTAAAAGAAGTCTTAGCCATGATCCACGCGATTGACTGGCCGTGTAAGGATATTCGGCGTGATTCTATGTCTCGCCCCGATTATGTTCCTGAACATTTCTTAGACACTGGGTGGATGACTGGCCCCCATGAATATGTGGTTTGTTTGCCCAATAGTTTTTTAAATGAACTGACCGGAAAGACTCCGGTCTAAGTAGCGTATTAGTTAATACGGTGACTCCCGAGGCCAAAGTAAAGAAGCGTGTCAAAGAGATCCTGTTGGATCTTGGCGCGTATTACACGATGCCAGTTACAGGGGGTTACGGAAACAGCGGTGTACCCGATTTTATTATTTGTATCGCCGGGTTGTTTTATGCTATAGAGTGTAAAGCAAACGGTGGGAAGCCCACCGCACTACAGTTGAAGCACTGCGATGACATCCGAAAAGCAGGAGGGGTCGCGGTCATAGTTGATGAAACAAACGTAGAGAACCTACGCAAGGAGTTGATTAGTTATGTCCAAGAAAGAAAAGATTCTCAGCCTATTGTCGCAAGGCAAGAAGGTGAGCGAGGTAGCGAAGGCCACAAGGTCAACCACAAAGTACGTGTACTACGTCCGGTGGACTGACAAACAGAAGCAGTCGAAGATCGTTAAAGCGGTCACAGAAATGAAGGCCACGCTCAATGCGTTGGACAAGATCAAAGACAAACCCGATCCCGTCAACAACCCACCACATTACACAGCAGGTGGCGTCGATTTCATTGACTTTGCTGAAGCCAAGGGGCTGACCGAGAACGCCTACCTGTTCAACGTCGTGAAGTACGTTGTTCGCGCAGGGAAGAAGGTCGATGTCGATCCGGTGCAGGATCTTGAGAAAGCAGAGTTTTACCTGAAGCGCGAGATAGCCCGGAGGAAGCGAGCATGAACCCCGTACAGATTGGCCGACAACGATTCAGCAACATCTTCTGGGGCATCGTGGATGAGAAGGTAGATGAGTACCCGTACGAAATCCTAGAAAAGATCGTCAAGGATCAGCAGGAGTTACGGGAGTTGGCTGATTACAACACTGGGTCGCTTCCATACGACGATGCGGTAGAACTTTATAAATTGGTGAGGTTCTTTCAGCCGTTAGTCATTGCCGAGGTGGGGACGTTTATCGGTGTATCTACTAAAGCAATCAGACAAGCCGCGCTTGATGGGGAATTTTCTTACGTCATACATACCTGTGACTTCTCCAACAATCTAACAATCGACGCATCTGATAATCGCATCGTTCAATACCCTAAAAAATCATCCACAGATATGTTTAAGGAAATGGCTGAAATTGTATTAGGTGTGGACTTCATGTATCTGGATGGCCGGTTGCAGCGGGAAGACTTGGAGTTATTCCATAAGATTGTTCATGACCAGACCATCTTTGTGTTTGATGATTTCGTCGGTATCGAGAAAGGCGTCGTCAATGCAATGATGGTGGAAAGTCCGGGGCGCGTCTTGATTTACCCCCGCGAAGGCAAAAGGACTGCCGTATCACTCCCTTTTACGATGCTTCAGTTCGTGCCGCAGGAGGCCACATGATTAGGTGGATACTAGATCTCTTCAAACGTGCTGATGAGTTCCGCAAGCGTGAATGGGCACACGTGCCGCCCCCTGCATGGGGGGCGAAGCGCAGCGGGAGGGACTACTGGTGAGTGAAAAGAAAGGACAAACATTAGCAGATGCAGCGAAGTCCATCTTTGACAAGGGCTTGGCAACGGCGGGTGAAGGCAAGTATGACGAGGCTATCGGCATCCTTGAGAACATCAACCAGATTCACCCTGCTCTTGTCGCATCTGCTTTGCAAACCGGGCGTTGTCACTGGGAGATGCACCGTTGGCAACCGGCGAGAAAGTATTTTGAGTTAGCACATCGTCTCGACCCGACCAACGACGATACGGGGTGGACTCTGGGTTTGCTTGCTTTGCAGATGGGCGACTTCAAAGCGGGGTGGGAAGGTTATGAGCGACGATGGGGTAGCAAGACTTTCAACTCTCCACGTATCTCAACGATCCACCCGCAGTGGGAGCGTGGCCTTGGCTTGAAGCGTCCGATTGTGTGGACGGAGCAGGGCATCGGTGATCAGATTCTCTACGCATCGCTCATCGAGGCGTTGGCAAAAGAGGTCGAGTCCGTTGTTGTCCTGATTGATATGCGGTTAGCTGCACTGATGCAGCGTGGCTGCAAGGCCGAGAACGTGACGTTCCTGCCGCACAATGCCAAGGTCAAGATGTCGGAGCACGACTCGCACATACCGATTGCGAGCATGGGCAAGTATTTCATATACAACATCCATCAGATCGAACCGACTCGCAGCGAAGGCTACATCAAGGCTGACCCACACCGGGTTGGTATGCTGAAGAAAGAACTGAAGTTGGAAGGCAAGCGAGTGATCGGCCTATCGTGGGCAAGTACTGCACCCGCTATCGGTACGCACAAGTCTGTGGGACTGGAAGGGTTCAGGTCGTTGTTTGACATACCTGATACCGTGTTCATCAATCTTCAGTACGGCAAGCCACAGGATGAAGCGAAGGACTTTCACCCGAACCTGATCTCGACGCACATCGACACCTTCTTGGATTTGGAGAACGTCGCTGCGCTCATGGAGTTGTGTGACGTAATCGTTTCTCCGTCGAATGCCAACGTGCATCTGGCTGCTGCGATAGGTAAGCCTGTCATGCTGCTCGATGCCAACAAGTTATGGTACTGGAACAATCGAGCCGGGTATCGGAGCCTGTGGTATCCGGGTGTCAACATCTTTCAGCGCGAGAACATGAACGCGCCGTGGGACTTGCAAGTTCGCCAAGTCAAGGAGCAGTTGGAACTACGGTACGGATTGCGCGACAAAATATACAACCACTTTGCTTTCTTTCACGTGGGTGATGA